ATGAACATACACGACTACCTGCAAGGTTGCCTTCGCACTTGGGATGGCGAGAATCGTCTCACCCGTGCCGTGCTTGGCCTTGTTGGTGAGGCAGGCGAGGTAGCAGAGAAGTATAAGAAGTATTTGCGTGGGGACTATAACGATACAGGGTGGAGGCTGTCAGATGATATGCATGCTCAGGCATTCTACGGATTCAAATACTCAGTTAAGAAGGAACTCGGAGATGTGATTTACTACTGGGCAGTGCTCTGTTATGAACTTGGCCTTGATCCTGCGGAGGTGATGGAGGATAACTTAAAGAAGTTAGCGGATAGGAAGGCAAGGGGGAAGATAAAGGGGGATGGGGATGAGAGGTAAAAGGAGGTGCAAGGTGAAGAAAAAATATGAATTTACAGGAGAAATAGAAATAGTTTATGGAAGAGTTTTACATCGCATCAGGGCTTTGCGAGATTTTGGGGATGTTAAAAAGGGTGATTTGGGTGGATGGATAGAAAAAGAAGATAATTTGTCGCACAAAGGAAATTGTTGGGTTTGTGATGAAGCGATGGTTTATGACAATGCTCAAGTTAGAGATAATGTTCGTATTTGTAACAATGCTCGAATTTATAATAATGCTAAAATTTTTGATAAAGCTTGGGTTTGTGGTAATGCCCGAATTTATGATGATGCTCGTATTTGTGACGATGCTCTGATTTATGGTAATGCACAAGTTCACGGTGAAGCTACGGTTTATGAAAATGCTCGGATTTATGACAATGCTAAAGTTTTTCATAGAGCAAAAGTCTATGGAAGAGCAAGAGTTTATGGTAATGCTTGGGTTTATGGCAATGCCGAAGTTTTCGGTAGAGCAAGGGTTTATGGAACAGTAGGAATTTGTAAAAATGCTCGGGTTTACGGCATGGCACACGTAAAATATGGTGAATTAACAAAAGATATTAAAGAAGATTTAATTCAATATATTGCTTGTTCTTTGAATGTATATCCAGTTAATGGAAAATATATTTTGTATAAAAGAGTGAATAAGATAGCAAAAGGGAAATATATTTCTCTATTTAATCCTGATTTTATGTATGAAGATGGGAAAATAGTAGAAGTTAAACATTATGACCCAAATTTTAAAACAAGTTGTTCTGCTGGCATCCATTGTTCTACCCCATTTTATTGGGATGATGGAGATACATTGATAGCAGTAGAAGTAAAAATAGAAGATATTATTACTTGCATGGAAGACAAAATAAGAGCAAGAAAAGTAAAAGTATTAGGAGAAGTGGAAAGATGAAAAATAATCCCCGTATCCTTGCAGAGCAACATTGGCAATGGCTTGAAGGCTTGCTTTCTGCGATGGGGGAAGATACGTTCTCAAGAGAAGTCTTGCGATATGTTTATGTTACTGCATTCATTCACGGATGGAAGCACGCAAAAGAGGAGGTGCAAAATGGCGTATGAGAAGAAAAAATTTACGATGAATTTACTGGAAGAAACTATATGGCAATTGCACCAAAACGGGAAATCCGAACAGGATGTTCGCTGGGTAGGTGTTCCGAAAATGGGAAGTATGACTTGGGAAGAATTTAAACAATTGGCAGATGAATATTACGATGATGGTTACGGAACAATATATGTAAATTCATTTTTAGTGGTTGTAGGAGATGATTGGTGGCTGGAACGCCATAGCCGTGATGGAGCAGAGTGGTGGGAGTTTAAGACGCTTCCTGAAAAACCTCCACACGAAGAGTTTGAAAAATACGAAGAAAACAAAGACTTTTTGTTTGTGTTCAACGAAGTATTAAAAATTGAAAAGGAGGGGAAAATGCCGTATGAAATTATGAAGGATGGCAAAACAAGAGTAATTTGCGATGTATGTGGAAAAGAAAAAATAATACCAAATTGGGGGGTTGACCCAATAGACCATATTGAAGGGGTTTTCCTCAATGATTTTATATGCAAAGGGAAGGGATTTACTGCTTGGCTAACCATATATGAAGAAGGAAAATATAGGCCAATTATTATTTGCAAAGAATGCCAAGAAGAAAATAAAAAGACCCTGCTTAGCAAGGCAGTAGAATCTATACTTGAGAAGTATGTAAAATAAAACCTCCGCCTCGTAAGGGAGTAGGGGGGATCACTTAATTAACTCATCCATGCTGATCACAACCCCATCGAAGTTGACTGCCTCCCTGCTCCCATCAGGGCGGACGATAATGCTTCCTGCGGGTGCGATAATCAGCCTACTTGAGTTCTTCAATGTCACGTATCTGTGCCCGCACCCGCTTAAGGCTATGATACAAAGCAGTAAGCCTATCCTCGTCCCCATCTTGGTAAGCCTGTTTAATTCTTTCACGGAGTATTCGCTCCTTCCTTTTGAGCCTCAGCAACGTGTTGCCTGTGTTAAAGAAATCCATAACCTTATCAATCAGCCTTAAAACAGTTGCGATAATCTGCGTCATTGCCTCCTCCGCTATACGAATTTCAGCGATACCATCTTCTTATCGTGCTTGGTCAACGATTCTTGGCTTGCACGGGAAGATACAGGAACGTCGATGTTCTCATTAACTGCGTCCATCCACCCTCCCAAAACTATCTTGCCATACTTGCTATACTCTCCATTGCTCATTATCCATAGATACTCTTCCTTCTGTGAAACTGTCTGACTAAAGGAATACTTAAACACTCCCGTCCCTGCCACTTCAGAGCAAGACGCCCCATCTACAACCTTTGCATTATCCGACAACCTATACACATCAATCGTTACCGTATCGCCTGTATTGAATATGCCTAAAATGTATGTTGATTCCGATTTAGCATACCTCATAACAACACCTCTTGGTCGATGTTAATACTTTCTTTCTCAAGAACTATTGGAAAATCAATTAGTTTCTTAGTCAGTTCAATCTTTGCCTTATATTTTCGGTATCCTTGCTTTGTAACAATGAGAGTATGAGGAGTTGATGGATACTCAACATAATTGTTATTGCTGAGAGTGTAATATCCCCAGTTAAGAACTTGGATAGGAGTCCTTCCTAATTCATCTGTTGTTTCGGAATAAACAATATTTCCATTATTATCTTTTAGAATAACTTGTGCATTTGATATAGGATTATCCCTCTCATCTTGAACTCTAACATTGAAAGAGTATTGTCTCCAAAGTTTAAAATCCCCTATTAAACTACCTTCAAGAATATTTCCACTCCAGTCAACATCCCAGTCAATAGCAAAAGATTCGTTTCTGGCAAATCTAAGTAGAACAAGAGCATTTCTGATGTCTCTTGCAACAAGGTTTTTAATAGTAAACCCAGCATACCAAAAGTGTATAGCTGCATAAGCACAGTTAACAACAGTAATTTTTTCCATACTTCCAGAACCAACATCAAAATACATAAATGGAGGAACAATACTATCTTGAGGGAAATTTCCTAACTCTACATTGTATATGTCTAAATTCGTAGCATTTCCCATCAATAAAATACTATGCAATTCACTATTCCAGATTTTTCCTACACAACCGTCAACTCTAAAATAACTGAAAGAGCCACCACCACTACATCTTGAAACAACTTTTGTATCAAATAGATTGATTTCTTGAATATTAAATCCAGTAAAATAATATTGGTAACATTCTACATAACATCCATTCTTTGTTGTCTTTTCTTCTTCATTTTCAATCTCACCTAAAATCAAATGCCCTGTTTTGGCAGAATTCTTAAAAGCATAATCAGCATAGAAAAACAACTGTTTATTCTTATCAACTAACCAAGCGTCATTATCACTGTTACCAAGTTGGATAATAGCATGTATGAAGTATGCTGTTTCCTTCTTTTCTACAACACCCCATCCATTATTAACATCCGCCTGATAAATATCCTCGAAAGAATACGGACTTGTTTCACTCCCGCCGACTACAGTTATTGTGTTGGTTGAACTATCGTATGTAATTGGCATTGCTCACCACCTCATACAGGATACTCTTCATCCACCTCCTGTGCCTTTGTTAAATCAAAGTCTATATCCAAAGTAGCAACATCTATCGTATCAACTATGTATTCTTGCAAGGCTGAAGGCACGCTTATGCCTTGCAGACGAAGAGATACAACATACAATTGCTTAAACCTATCAGGGACATCCGCCCAGTCCATACGATACCATTTGCCTTCATAAGGAAATACAACCTCTGGTCCCTCAAAGGCAACGGCATTTACCTGTATTGTGTGAAACGGAACTAATGCCATCTCCCCTCCTTACTTCTTCAATAACTGCTTTAAGATAGGGAAAACTTTATCCAGATTCTCCGCTTTCTCAACTATATCTCTTACCTCCTTTGGCGTTACCTTGCCGTCTTCTATTGCTTTCACCGCAGTAAGCAACAAATCCAACACAACTTCTGTCTTCACCGCTGTCTTATCCAAGAATGCCTTAACCACAGGAATACTAATCACAAACCCCAGAATTGCACCAATTAACGCTTCCATCGCTCACCTCCGTGTTTAATAACCCACAACCTGTGCCTATACTTCGCACCCTTCTTGTATCTCTGCCAAGCATCAAACCTGCCACTTGTAGGTATATCCAATGCTTCGTAGATGTAGTCTTTCAGGGTAGATGGTCTCCAACCCAAGTCTTTGTATTGCTTTCTATATTTATTATATACCCGTTCGCCGTAAGTTGCTCGCAGTAATCCTTTAATGATGTGTTGCAAACCTCCAAGAGGAGTGGAGATTAACGCAAACATCCCGAGCGATAGATCATACTTATCTGCTATCCTTGCAGCACGAGTTATTGAATCGATGAAGGCACCAATAGAGGCAACTTGAAAAGCAGATTTAAGTAAATCAAAAGCCTTCTGCATTGTCTGATATGGCCTATCTGATAAGTAGAACTTTGCCCTGAAGAAAGGATTGAGTGACAGGAACCCAGTATCAATCCCTGCCAGCCCTAATATACCTTTACGCCATATCACCTCAAGCGGACTGTTTATCTCGGAGAATTTCTTTTTATTAACAAAGGGCAACCCTTCTACCCCTGCAAGTAGGCCATACATAAGCAAGAATAATAAAGTCTTAGATATCTTCGGTGCCACAAACACACGCCCCAGAATATCTGCCACCACAGTGGTGAAGACAGGGTAGAGCACCCGTGATACGGCAGGGTTGGCTATTAGGTATGCCCCAATCTTGTTCCCCTTAGTCATAAATATTTTGCCCTTGCCAAGAAGGAAGTCTCGGGCAAACTTATACGCTGCATCACCCTTGAGGCCTATTTCCTTCGCTACCTCAAGGCCAACACGGAACGTTACCTGTGAGGAAAACTTTTCTGATTCTTTCCCTAACACATCCAAATCTGCCAAGAACTCAAGAAGCGTGTCCATTGCGTCAGGGTGCAACTCATATTTAAGCCACGTCTTGTAGTCAGTTAATCCGTTTCGCCTTGCCTTTGCCTCCAGTGCCTTGATTTCAGGGGAGGGAGATTTGAAAACTCTGGCAAATGCTTTTAAGGCAATTGGAATTGCCTTTGCCTCACTAATCCCACGTTCCTGTAAAGCGTCAATTACGGCAGGAATGGAGTGTATCCATTCTGTGATATTTTGCAGGACGTAGGTTGCCTTATTCTGTAAGGCGTAAATATAGAGGAATGCCCTTGTCTTTAGCAAGGCTCGGCTGAACTTCCCTAACTTTTCAAATTCAGTATAAGACTCAACAAACTTCTTGGCTAAACCTTTTATCGTCTTGGAGTAATTCTCATTCTTCTCAATCTTCCGCAATTTCTCAAGCATATATTTCTTGGCATACAATCTCTGGTAAGTGAACATTGCTGAGTTGAAGGATTGTATGAACCCACGCAAGAAACCATCCAGCGTGTCCATCCATCCGTCAATGTTGCGAGAACGGATGAAGTGAGAATAGAAACCGCTCCGCTTCTTTAGGTCGTTAACAATCCTCCTTGCCTCATCACTGTCAGGGTCAATACCCAAGCGTGCCAGCCACCCTTCAACCTCAATTGGCAGGACATCGATAGGGATACTATCTGGGTTTTCTTGGTGCTGTTTAATCTCAATCTCAACTTCTTTTGATTCAGGGTCAAGCCCTCTCCTCTTGGCCTCCTTGATTGCCTCTTTCAAGGCAGTCTCTTTGTTAGGATATGCCTTGGCGAATATTGTCTTATTGCCTTTCTTGATTGTGTTATCTCTAATGATTGCCCAATACCAGCCGACCTTCACTTCCCTGTAATGTGGGATGTAGTTGACCCAAGGTCGCAGTTCAGTTTGCAACCGCTTTCTGGCAATCTTCTCTAACTCTTTAAACCAATCCCCTTCTTTCTTCAGGGTGATGTATTGCTTCCTTATACCCTGCTGGGTGAAGTATTGTATCTCTGCCTGAACAACAGGCGTAGATTGTGCCAATACTTTAGTTCCCACCTTAACCCGTGCCGTCCCTCTTGATATTACTTCACCATTGGGTAGCCGTATTGCGTCAGGGTCAATGATGTTGATTTTGAATAACAAATCGTTATCGTATAGCGACTCAATCTCGCTATAAAACAGGTTCAATAAATCATTCATATCCCTGATTAAGTCAAACAACTTCAGCGCCTTCTCTTTCGGGATGGCAGGATTGCGGGATAAGAATGTGTGGAACTCTTTTCTCAAGGTAGCCCTATCTGTGTTCGTTCTATCGTAATTTCTCTTGAACCATTGAGACAATTTCTCTTGGGCATATTTAGGTAATGATTTCATCAAGTCGGAGTATTTCCTGTGATACTGCGTTATTTGAGAATACCCCATTGCCATCCCTTCATACATATCCCTTGCGTCTTGCACCAACGCTGCAGTCTCGGGCCCTGCTGCCTCAAGGACAGGCACGGCAGTGGAGAGCAGTTTCACCTTGTCAAACAAAGAATCAAAATCCTCAGGGGCAAACTTAATCTCCCCTGACTCATCCTCCAAAAGCCTGAACAATCGCCTTGCTCCTTCACCGTGTTTCGGGAATGCCTCATACAAGGCAGACTTGTAGAACAAATCTTCAACCAAATCTGAAGTTAAGGCAACCTCATCATCGTAAGGGATGATTGATTCTTTGAGGTTGTATAACTGCTTGGCTAACTTTTCTCTTTCCTGCTTGGGAATGCCTTTGACATTCTCCTCAATTTTTCTCTTTATATCTTCAAGGGTATCCTCCCTTGAGAAAAGGTGAGGCTGTGAATCTATGAGATTATTCAAGACGGCCTGTTGCCTTATCGCCTTCCAGTCATCTCTTGAAAGGTCAGGGAACAGATTCTTGCGGATGTAGGCAAGTTGCGATGTTACCTTTGGTTTCTGCAATGCCTCATTTATAACCTTCCTCGCATACTCAGCCTCAGACATTCCCTCTTCCATTGCACGTCTGGTTATCCACAACTTCACCGCCTCGTTCTTATCAATCCCTTCATCCTGCATTTTCTTAATGTATGCCTGCAAATCTTTGGCTTGGATGAACGGCTTTGTAGAGGCGTATTTCTCCCACGCTGCGTTAACAGTTGTTTCTGCTTGTCCACGAGTATATCCGTGTCTGGTCAAGGCAAGAATAGCCTCAGGCGTTGTTATTTCGCCTAACAACATCTTCTTAATAGCCTCTTGCGGTGTTAGAGTAGTCGTCTCTTCAGGGGACGGGAACTCTTCTTTGACCTTGTTCATTATATCCTGAAACTTAACACCCCGACTTGCCTCAGTAGCAATCTCTCGCATTGCCTGTTGAATCTTTCTCGGAGTGCCGTAACCAGTATAAATTAAATCCCCATCTTTGGTATATACATTAAATCGGACTGCCGTTGGTGCTTCCAACCTTTTCTTTTGCTTAAAGTCGTAGATCTGCTGAAACTTCTCAGGATCTAACGGTTTAACCTCACCTGCCAGTATTTTGTCAGCCACTGACTCTGCAGCATCGCCTTCCCATCCCATATTCTCAAGGATATGGATGAGATTATCTCTTGAGATATTTTCTCCCTGCAGAATATGTGCTAATTGCCTTACCTGAAGCCAGCGATAATCATTCTCTTCAGGGGCCAACTTCTTTTCTCTGTAACTCTCTCTTATTCTTTTCTGCGGTGCAATTGTCTCTTCCGTAGGCAACTGTTGCGATGGTCTGACTATTTCAAACAAAATCTCTTCCCCGCTTGGCTTCAACTTCAACCGATATACCTCACGAGGCGTCTTCTTTCTATAAATCGGGCTCTCAACTTCCCGTATCACCGTCTTGGTAGTTGGCAGGGTGAATGTCTTTGTTTTGGCAGGGAGGAGTTTTTTAGGCTTGCCTCTCCGCCAAACGTTTACTAATGTATTATCAGGATGTGGAGTTGCCTCATATCCTGCCTTGCGCAACATACGGGCCAACATCTTTTCACCCTGATTATACGAACTCTTGGCTAAATAAGTGTCTGAATCCGTGAGAACAGTCGCTCCAGCATCTAATGCTTTCTTAACTTCTTGGAACGTTTTCAAGAGAGCAGCACGAGAAGGCTGTCCATTTATAGAAGCAAACACTACATCATCAGGAGAATATTTGCCCTTGTTGACAGGTATTCCTTGCTTCTTGGCGTCTAAAGCATAACGATAAGTAGAACTATCTCGTTTTCCAAAACCTATATACGCTGTTGCAAGAGAAGCCTTAAATGGCCCTTTAACCTTGTCAGGCTCAGGAGTTACTGAAAGAGTAAAACCTCTTTTAAGGGTAGAAGATTTCTCTCTCACTGGTTCCAATACAAATTGCCGTGCTTGAGGATTGGTGATTTGTTTATAGATACTTGGGTATTTGCGTTTAATTGCTTCAAAGGACCAACCTTCTCTTTCCTCCCATTTCCGTATTCCTTCAGGTGTAGAAAAGTCTGGTTTCTCTATTGATTTAATTCTATATTTCTTCCCTCCTATATTAACAATATCTCCTACTTTATAATAACCTTTATCTGCACGAGTCGTGGCAGTGCGTAACCCTTTCTCCATCAAAACTGTAAGAGGAACCCTTTGCCCTGCCTTGAAGTTTTTCTGGAGAAACTCTTTGGCTCTCCCTGAAGCATCCTCTGCTGTAATTCCGTAACGCATTGGCATTGTTTTGGTAGGGACAGAAGTTACCTTCTCTTCAAGCGACGTAACTAAAGCACCTTTTTGAGCAGCATACTTCTTAAGAGTATCCAATGCCTTCTTTAGAAAAGCATATGTCTTAGGTGCTCGTCGCTGAAGTTCCGCCCTGCCTTCTCCTATCTTGGGAAAGAGGTAAACCTTCTTTCCTTCATCGATCGCTCGTTTAACTCGCAAAACATCTTCAATAATTTTCTTTTTATTTTGCTCAAACTCTTTATCTGTGTAGTAACTATCCTCTGTTGTAGCAGGCTTTTTCTTGGTCCGTATTCCTAAAACATTTTTCTCCCCTCTTGCAGAATACGCCTGTCCTCCTTTGCCTCTCCTTAAATCATTATCCCCAAAAACGAAAATTACATCTGGATTCTGCTGAATAATATCTCTGGTTATTTTCTTTGTCGCAACCTCACTTTTAGAAGGTGCAGGCAACACTATCGGCTTCTTACTCACTAACTTAGTCTCAGGAGGTGGCGGTAATGGAATAACCTTATCAGAGGCAGGGGTCTTCCCCTTGGGCAACATCAACGGATAATATGGCAGTGCCCTGACTTCCTCAATCGGTGTCTCTTCAATAATTAAATCTTTATCCCTCATCAAATCAGTCTCAGGTTGCGGTGTTGCCTCAACGAGGGAAGGTGTCGCTCCTGAGAACAAGTGAGCACCGCCACCCATCAATCCACCCATCGCACCACCAATAATGGCACTCTCAGGGACACCCTGCATTAAAGGACGGTTGGGATCATAGGCTTTGGCTAACAAGTTTTCCCACACCTGTTGTGCAGGCTCAGTTATCCCCTCAGCCAAACTTTGCTCAAGGATAGCTCTACCAAGGCCTCCTTTACCTTTGCCAAATAACCTCGCAAGGAACGTCTCCGCAGGGGCAAACTCAAGCCCCGCCTCACCGATACCTCGCAACCCTGCAAGGAGGCCTGCCTTAGATGGTTTAGTTCCTGCTTCCCTTGCTTCCTTATATGTCTGCCCTGAGGCAAGGCCGCCAACCAATCCCATCTGTGTCAGCAACCCTGCAAGCAAAGACCGTGTCGCTGCACTGACAAGAGCACCTGCCCCTGCAGTGCCTAAGGTATAGGGCGTAGATTCTCCTATCCCTGACAACAATGACATCACAGGTCTATACTTAAATCCACCTTCCTGCAACGATGGAGATGGGGCGAACCTTTGTCTCAACCTCTCCGCAACTTGTGCCAATCTATCATCCCACGTTCCCTGCAAGCCCGTAATATCTTCTCCCATCTTGACAATGCCAGATAGCGACTCAGGGACAACAGATGTGCCACGTATTACTGCCTTACCAATATCGGCAATATTTTGCTCAAGGGTAGGACGCCCTCCGTGTTTTATCATTGACTCAAGAGGAGATATCGGCATTTGATACCCTCCTTATTCCAAGCCGAAATATTTTTTGTAATACCAAGAGTTGTTCTGCGATACATTCTTCGGCTTAACTTCCAGCGGTTTTACACCTTGATAATCTGTATCTTTGTATTGCCTCCAAGTCTGGTAATCTACCCACTGCTCCTCCCCGCTTGGCCATCTCAGCCTTACCTCAAGGAAGGAACTTGGCTTTTTGGTTTTCTTCTCTCCCTTCAACAACTTCACCGCCTGTCCGACAAGACCGGGCGAGGCCTTTTGAGGCAGGACAGGTGTCCCTGTTGGGACTAATCCTGTCTGTGCTTTGGCCTTTGGGGTTGAGAAGAAACTTTTAATCTTACGAATGGCATCTTGAAATAAACTATGTTTGCGTGGTTGCGGTTGTTGAATAGTAGTTGATAATTGAGGAAACTGCGATGTAATTGCAAAAGAAAGTGGATTGATTGCAGGATTAACTCCTTGAGCATAATACCTATCCGTAAGACCCAACAAATCTCCCTGCGTTACAATATCCCCGTTCTCCGTCAAGCCAACATTAGTTATCGGTATGCCTAATTTTTGCGCTGCCTTAACGGCTTCCTGCAACCTTTCCTCTGCTGGCTTCTTATATACCCACTTTATCGCTAACTGCCCATTCTCATCAGTCACTGTCACAGGGACGAGGTTATACTGTTGCCTTAATCTGTTCAGGGCCTGTTGTGTTAAATAGTTCTGCCATCCTGAGTATAAGCCTTGCCCGAGTGCTGAGGAGATAACATCAAAGTTCCCTTGTGCTTCAGGGAGCGATATTGTGTTGCCGATTACGTATGCCATCGTTATCCTCCTTATATTCCAGCGTAAAGATTTTGCAGACTATAAGGCGAAGACGATAATAAACCTGTGCCACCTATATTACTGACTGGCCCACCTAATGCCCCACCTAACATCCCACCTAAATGCCCTCCAAGGGCATACCCTGCCGCAGTGGCAAGAGGACTTACTAATCTGCTAAACAGACTCGCTCTACCCGGTCTTACTATATTCTGTATACTTATCGGCTCGCCCTGTATCATCCCAAGACCAAGATTAAGCCAGGACTGTGGCCACTGCATATTCTCAAACATCCATTGCCTATACATCTCATCAAGCCGTGCCTGTGCTAACCTGCGTTGCAACTCACCTATATCCTGCAATACGGAAGCCCTACGTAACGGCAACATCTCTTCATACTGTCCAATAGATGTAGCGTATGGCAATACGGCTAATCTGTTTTGCCTCTCCTGCTGAGCGAGGTTCCCTAATATCCTATTTAACTCATTCGTAGTTTGTGTCGTTGCCTCTTGTTGCAACCGTGCTCGTGCTCCTGTCCAATACCTCCCTCCGCCTGCCGAGAAGTCAGATATCTTATCTAACGATTTCTGCAAATTATACAAGGCAGCGTCCCTCATTGCCTTATAAAACAGGGAAGTGGTAGGATCATATTGATTAGTCAGCGTTTTAGTAACCTCACCTTTGGCAAGCGAATACGTTGGTGACAATCCACTTTGCCTTGCCCATTGCCTTGCCTTAGTGAAATATTCTTTCTCATCAGGTGTGAAATCAGCAATCCTCTGATAAGGATACTTTGGAGCAGGAGACCCGATATATCCAAGAAGGGTATTGGCAACCTTCTGCCTTACCTTCTTATATTCTGGTATCTCAACTACCTTCGTCTCAACTCTCGGCTTTTTAGATCCGAATAATTTACTAAACAACCCCATCAGGAACCTCCTTGCTCAACACATATCCTTCAAGCGTAAATTTATATTTCCGCATAAACCCATCAGGCTTCCGCTTCGTTATGAACAACATTTTTTTAATCCCTTTCTCCTGACATTCCTTTCTCAACCGTGCCATAAACTCGTGCCCTGTGTTCGGGTTGCCTCTGCGAATGTATGAGAATTGGATGAGTAAGACATCTTCTCCTTCGTAATAAATAGGCGTTGCGAAGATGAACCCCGTCGGCTCGCCATCCTTTTCTTCTGCATACAATATTCCCTCGTCTGCTTGCAAATACTCAATGATAACTCGCTTAATCGTTTCATTGTCCAACTCAAACTTAATCTCGTTGATTAACGGCTCTATTCTTTCAACGAGAAGTGGGTTGGTGATCTTGTAAATCATTTCTTGTCTCTCCTTTCGTAATAGAAAATATGATTCCCTATTCTTTTATATGTTCCTAAATTTTTAGTCCAAGGTTGTTTCCTCATTTTTTGGTCAATATCGTATCGCCAATAGTAAGTAACATAATCAGGCAAGTTAGATTTAAATCTCCCTGTCTTAATCTCTTGAACAATCCTATCTACAATTGGTTTTACTTCAAGATATCGTTTCATCAATCTTGGTTTAGGAAGTGTTGCAGCAGAGAATTGTCCCTTCTGCCTTGCAACGCTATCAAGATCAGAGCCTCCCCAGTATTTTCTCCCTTTCTTGGCACGGTTATACATTACACTGGCAACTGCCCTTAATCCCTGTTCCCCTTCTCCGGCTGCTTCTCCTGCAAGGACGAGAGCCCAAAAGGGAACATTTTGTTCTACTTGCTTTGCGGCTGCAACGACATCTCCAAACTTCAATTTCTTCTTACTCATCGTTTCAACACCTCCGCTATTAACCCCGCAATTATAGCAGAATACAAAGCAAATAAAAAACTTGCCCAAGTAGGTAAGTGGTTTTGCAATCGTTTCTCTAAATCAATTATCTTCTCCAAAATCCTATCAATCTTATCGTTCAACGTCTCAAACTTCCTATCCGTCTCCTTATTCCTGACAGCACAAAAATCCTCAATTCCTTTAACCCTTTGTTCAAGGACGTGCACGATTGTTTCCTCCTTCATGCCTGCGTTACCCTCCTTCATTTTTTAGCCTTCCAGATATAATCGTAACTAATGTTTTCTCGATTGTTCCAAATCTCTTCATAGTTTGCTTGTTTCCTGTAAACCGCATACCTGCATTCCAGCCCATCCTCCAACGTGCATATCCGCATTATATAAAAGTCACCACGCTCATTGCCGAAAGAATAATATTGCGTATTAGGATCATCGCCCTTATTCTTGCAATCTATAAAGAACATCCCATTCTTGGCTGCCATTTCAAAAATAGCACCACTAATGTGCATTTTACCTCCCTAATCTTTTTAGCAATTCTTTCTCTATCTTTTGCTTATATTCTTTTTCTTTCCTTGCCAAATCTTCGGATTGCTTCTTTAATTTATCTCTTTGTTTTTGTAAAAGCCTCTCCTGCTGACTTATTTCTTTTTCTCTTTCCTGCAACTCTTTTTCTTTCTCATCTAAAGCTTGTTTCTTCCTTTTAGCTTCTTCCTCTAATGCTTTAATTTGCTCCTCCGTTTTCTTGATTTTAGCCAATGCTTCATCGACTTTGCCATACTGTTTCTCTTTCTCTTCTATTGCCTTTTCTCTTTCTTCCAGCAACTTTTTCATTCGGAATAATTGTGCTCGCTCTTCTTCTAATTTCTGATTATCCAATTCCAACTTCCTCTTAAACCTATCCGTCTCCAAGACAGACTTTTCCAACTTATCAGCTAATTTCCCTACCTCCTCAACCAACTTTTTCAGTTTCTCCGCAAACACTACCATCTCGCTCCTCCTTGTCGAATAAACCCCACACATCGAAATATACCCGCATACTTATCGTCCTAAAAAACTCTTCTTTATTTCTCATTCTCTTTCTCAACATATCCGCATACCTCATCAACTTTTTGCAGTGCTCCCTGAACGCCAAATCTTCCAATACAAACTTAACTCCCCACCTGTTTACAGTTTTATCATTGACCACGATACACAAAACCCTAACGTTCCATAATAAATTAAATCCTCCGAATTAAGCCCCCATACTTCTGGCTCATTCTTAACAAACGTATCGCCAACAAACGGTGCCACCAATAATGAGCCATAGAACGTTGCCACAAGCCATCTCCCTAAATCTGCGATAAAGATTACAGGTAACATCGTCAAAATGAACAATGTCACTCGCAACGCAAAATCGCACCAACGCCCGCCAAAGATGTTATAAAAGATAACGCCCAGCGTTGATCCCTCATCGTGTTCGTCAGGGATGCCATACCCCAGAGATAGGGGTATAGACATCCCTAAGAAACACAAGGCATACTTAAGGAGGTGCTGGGATGAGGAGAGAAGCAACGTCAGGGCAATCGGTATTCCAAACCTACGCCATGCCTTACTGGTCCCTGCCTTGCCACCATAGGCACCTAAGAATGCACAAATTATTGTTGTTGCTACGATAATGATACCTTTTTCCACGTGAAGCCTCCACTTTCCTGCACACATACATACAACTCATCAGGGTCGCCCTGTTTCAATACAAACTTGCCACGATACTCTTTCACAGGTGCTGGTAATTCTGTAACCAATGTTGGTTCAAGAAGGCGAAAATCGTCATATACGTCAAGGATAAAATTATTGAGCTCTTGGTCTCGGTATTTTGTGTAATATGTGGGTTTAGTTTTGAGCTTCATTTTTCCTCATCTTCCTAAACTCAATCCCAGAAGGTAATCTATCAACAACTATTTCCTTGAGGCATACTTTATCGTTGTTGAACATAACCCGACACCACTGCGGAACTTTTATCTCTGCTACACGCTTACCTTCGTAAGCGTCCCACTCATCTATTTTTATAATCGGAACTGGCTTAAATTTCGGTCCTTCCCAATCGTCCAAGATAAACTCCTCCGTCAGTATCTCTGCTGGTGTCTTCCTTCCTTTGTTTGCCCTGACTAATTCCTTCACTTCGTCCATTACTGACTCATCAACGACTATGACTTTATCCCCTTCATTTAAACTAAACGGATGTGGTATCTCATCAGGTAAAGCAGGAATATTCGCTGATGGATGGTCAGGCGCTACCCAAACTCCTTTAATTCGGTTTTCTTTGTCTAACAGAAGATATATCCAATGGTAATATCCAGAAGCGGTGATGTAGCGTTGTTTCCAGTAAAAAGTAGCAGAAGCTTTACCACCACTAGTAGTCGCATAATAATGAAAACCCAATCTCGATCGATAAGTAGCATCAGCCCACCCTATTCTTCCCATTTCCATTTCAAAACGCCCGCTTCGACGATCAACCGCTATAAGAGGATAAAATCCATACTCCCCTCCAGGGAGTGTCACCAAAACATTATTTCCCCCTACTCCCACCCAATGACTTCCACTCCCTGTTGCAGTTTTCAATTTAGCCTGCGAAATAGAACTGTCTTTTACATACAAATGTTCCGCATTAACATCAATCGTAACTCCATCCACTTTATCACTCAAATACCCTGCTGTCGTATCAGAAGGAGATGCTTTAACTTTCTCATCTGGATGAGGTAAATTATCTACATATCCCTTTGTTGCCACATCGTTGGAATCAGAAGGATCAGGAGCCTTCAACCCATCAACAAATGTCTTAACTCCATTTATTGTCTGGTCGCCAGTTAAATAAACAACGCCTTCATCCGTAAGGTTTAACTTGCCCTGCGAAGTTAACTGCTTCACATTACCCCCGCTATCCTTATAAAACAACTCCTTTATTCCATTTACTTCCTTAACATACAATATCCCTTTATCCGATTCTGTCGCAGGGTCGGAACTTACAGGGTGCAAAGGTGCTTTCTTTAAACCAATTTTAGTTTCACCTGAAATGAAACCGTATATCCAATCTTTCAAGCGTTGTGCAATATCTTCTTTCAACCACCTAAAAACCTGTGGTATTTCAGCAATTAATAAATGGTCTTCTGGTTTGTTTTTATCCCAATCCCTTTTATACGTCATCCTTCAACCTCTCTATTGCTTGCCTCGTCTCAATCATAAGTATCGGCAGCCAACTTAATGCACATCTGCCTACCATCTTATCCCCATACTTTAACTCAATCCACAACTCACATCCCTGCTTTAAACACATCTTCGGTGCCATTAAAGAAAACGGACACATTACCTGCCCTGCGACTCCTACACCGGGCACTGTTTCGTTGTTGTTGTTTTGCATTAAATCGTTCATAGTTTCCTTAACATCCTTACTTGAATGTATGCTGGAACGTTAGATGCTTCAGCTATACCGTGTGAGTGTGGTTGCCCACCACCAACAGATGAGGTTTGTTCCCAAGAAGAAGCGTGAGGATAATCACTTCCTGAAGTTCCACCTCCACCATAACGAAATTTCAAATAACTATGAGAGTGTGCAGGCATTTCATCTATCGTCAAAGCATGTCCTTCAGTCTCGCCACCGTGATTATGCGTATCACTACCGCCTGTCTCAAGTGGAGTGCCTGAACTTATACGAATAAATCTGTTATCGTATGTTGCAGATAAATCTTCCCAGCCTTCAGGGGTAGTAGTTTTTGTGGTTAATAGAATGTCCCCTGATTCAAAGGCAACAAAGTTTAAGTCTCCTTTTTTTGTAATCTGCTTCTCTTTGCCTGAAGCACTTTTATAAAAAAGTTCCACTTCTCCATCCACTTCTTTAGTAAAAATGACACCTTTATTTGTAGCCGCATTAGGAGATGTTGATTGCTTAACAAATTCTATTTTTTTGGCTCCAACTTCATTCTCACCCACAACAAAACCATAAAAGAAATTTTTTAGTCTTTCTGCGATGTCTATTTTTACATACCTTATCCAAGGAGGAACATCTTTTATTGATAAATGATTTACAGGTTGTGTTTCATCCCAACTTCTCGTATACGCCATAACTGCCTCCTTATACCACGCTATAACTTGGTGAATACCAAAACAACAAAGCCAATACTTGCAATGGTGGATTAGCCGAAACTTTTATATCAAAACATTCAGCGTTTTCATCAAAAACAACATCTTGTTTAACGATTTCTCTTACAGAACTTTGAATATCTAAAATTTCAGTTTCTTGCCACGTTATATAATCATCTCCTTTCACAAAGATGTTAACATCTCTATCTGCTGTCTTGGCCCATAACTGTATTTTCCATAATCTCTTCACTTTGTTTGGCATCCTAAAATTCAATCTTTTAGTTATAAAATAAACCTCGTATGTCTCATCATCATCATACAAACCTCTATCTACCAAATATGTTTTCCCTTTTGTTCCATACAACGTCATTGGAGCATTTTCTAATAATTCTCTTGAATCGCAATATATATCCGTTTCATCACAATACCATTCGCTTGCAGGAGGAGTATCACAAAAATAGCTTGTTACATTCCAAAACTCCACCGCCGATAAAATCTCTTTCTTATACTGCCACTTCAACCATGCTTTGTTATCTACATCATAAACAAAACAAGTATTTATCGTATCCTCAACAATTGGCAAGAATATGCGAACTTGATTTTTGTAGGATACGTAGAATGAATGAATCTTATAGGCAACGTTAATATTCGTATTGTTAATATCAGGCCAAACGTTATACCCTAAATCAACATCCTCCATCCCATTATATAAACGTATCCGTGTATCTGAACCGAAGTAAACAAAACCTAAACGAGGCACGTTGATGACAGAATTAGGGGCTAATGTGCCCACTAAATCTATACGCTGATTGTCAAAAACAAAATCTCCACCAACCCAACGAATGAGATATTTTGAATCATCTTTGAATAAAACAAGATAATCTGCGTTCTGGCTTAATGCACCGCAAACTAAATGCCCTTTGGTATCAACTAAATCCTGAAAATCAAGAGCATCCCAACTCTCACAATCTGCTACTGCAGACCAACGGAATCGTTGCATCTGCCACCCTCCACCTTCCTCTGTATGAATAGCAATTAACCTATCCTTAAATACAACTAAATCTTTACACTTATAGGCATTATTTATTCTAACCACCGACGGGTCTGGCAACTTATACCTTACTGGATAATCTCTGCCATTCGTAAAGACAACAATGTCGCCATAGTTGTTATCTACGAACTGAGTTACTCTCCAAACATCTTTATCTCCAGTAGTAAATATTTGCCTTATTACATAATTTACCCCAGTTTGACTTGACTCTTCATAAGCAGTTTTAAGGGTAATTTGTGTATCTGAATCAACGGAGGCAATTTTATACCATTTAGTTATACTGTTAATATCATCTCCAACACCAAAATAATCTCCTGCTTTCACATTTGAACTCCAAGACGTGCCTGAACCTGTCACAACAGTTGACCCATTCGTAACGTTAACTGTGCCTGTGGTGTAGCGTGGGGTGAGGAAACGGAATACTTTGGATGTAGCGTTATACTCAAATATATCTTCCCTCGTGCAAACCATTACAACTCTATCGCCTGAGTAAGGTTGGTATAAAAACATTTTCACTATATCTGCCTCAACAGGGAGATTGGCTTCCAATTGCAACCCACGACGAGAAGCAATTGTGCCGTTATAAATCTCAACATTCAAGGAATCAGGAGAATAAACATCTTTCAAAAATTCCTTCGGGATCCTCTCCTGCAATCCTGCAACTGGCGATGTTAATGCGTAAACGTTCATTCCTCTTGCCATATCAAATTCCCCACATTATCTTCTTCATACATCTCAAGTATTGCCCGTAATGTAGCAGTGAAGGAGTTCAAGGCAGCATTGGCCATATCTGGCCTTTCTCTATACATATATGCCTCATACAAAAGGCCATCGTGTATCAAGGACAATACTTCATCAGTAAAGTCAAATTCTGTCGTCCAAGATAAGTTGCCAGCGTTTGACACTGCAACGATGAGGCGTAGGTAATACTCTTTATCTGCTGGAGCATCAAAGAGTATTTTGTTCCCTTCAACGGCGAATTGAGATGGTATTCTCGCAGTTGTGCCATAATTTAAGTCTTCAAGGCGAACACGTTTAACCTCAAACCAAGAGTTGCCATCTTTTACTTTAACTGCCTTAACGTTTGTAATGTTATCCGCTAACGTGATTTCTTCTTTATCTTTTTCCAAATTTGTAGTCCAAACGGTAAAAATTTTATCGTGATACAAAAAAGCAGGTATCCTCCTCAATACCTGCCTCAACCCTACAAGTAATTTCTCTTTAAACTTAGTAGAGCTATCCCCTACTAATACTGCAACCTCATCTATCAGATTTTCCGCCGTTACTGCCATCTATTTTGTCCCCCTTCTTATCGCTTACTTGTTGAGCCCCAAGTGTCTCTGCCTCAACTACTTTCAGCCCTTTCGGACCATACTTCTTAATTAAAAATCTCTCCACCTGTGCAGGGTCACAATTACGCCAAATTGTAGGGATGTCTTTTTTATAAACAACCCCATTTTTGGCAACGTAACGTATGTGGTTGAACATTACAACAATGTCTTTTATTTTCTTAGTCATCTTGTCTCCTCCTTAAAAGTAAAAATACTTCCTCCCTTTAACTCTATGGCGATACGTATGTATCGCTTCATCTGTAACTATACTCTCAACTTCTCGTCTTGCGTCCCGACTTTTCTCCTCTTTTTGCGAAAGATAAAACTTAGTCACTTCCTTCGCAACATCCTTTTTGAAGTCTTCTCGTCTATCCCTCGTCCACATACTTTCTCCTTTTATAGTTTCAGAGGGAGGGGATTACCCCCTCCCTCAAAACTTATAATTAACTTACGGTCTTGTTCTTGATAGCGAAGTTCTTCAAGAAGTTCTTACAAAGCACATTGAAGTAATACTTAGCGTGACACTCCCACGCTGCAAGATACCGACCATCTGAATCTATCTGCTGCTTAAACACACTGTTAGGACCAGTATTGCCCGGGAACCAATCAAACGGATTGGATGCCTCACCCAAGGTAAACGCCTCAGGAGATATGCCATACACGGTGCCTGCAGGTATGTCAGGGTCAACACTTACTTTTGCTGCACCACCCATAAAGGAGACACCCTCAGGATTATACCCTGCAGTTATTCTGTTTACCTCTTTAGTTGGGTCAAGACGATAATTATTGATGTTAACCAGTGTTGCAACATAAGCATCAAACATATCCTGACTCATCAATATTACCTTAACACTTCCACCGTATGCTCTGGCCATAGTGTAAAGCCGAGTCATTGTATCAACCTCAAAGGAAGACCAAGTTTCCTCATCGTCGTCAACCCAAGAGTTGACGGCATAAACAGATGTTCTATCTATACCCTGTATGGTGCCAACCACTGACCCATCATCAATCAATCCATTAAGCCCCATTGGATCTTCGCTTGGAGTAATATATACAGGGTCACCATCAGACCAAGAAGCAGTTGAAGTTAATTTCACTGTAGTTGTCATTGCTATTGGGTCGGCACCAACAACCTCACTCACAGTCACATTCGTAGAGGCACCTATTCTTAAGGTTCTATCTTCCCCTAATACTCTTACCAAGAAAGGCGAATTAACAGTAAGAGTATCTGAGGTTGAGCCAGCACCAACTGCCTTCCCAATATAACCATCTCCAGCCCCATACATTATCTTGTTAACATATACCTTGAAGTCATCTATAAGATTAGTAACCAAATCCTGAGCAACATTCTTCAAGGCTTGCTCGTTGGTTTTAGCCACCTCAAGGGCTTGGTCAGTAACTGAAGTCCCAGCAGCAACGAACTTAATGGGAGCCTCCATCTGAAGGTATTTAGCCTTCCCGCTTGGTAAGGCTCCACCTTCACTAATAGCCCCAATACCAGTGTTAGGAGAATACCTTAAGGTGATATAGAACTTATTATTCATTAAAGTATATCCACCGTTGCCCCGAATCAAAGGATAAAGTTTTACTTCCTTGCTGAATGTAGTATCCACCGCAGGATAAATTATCTTCTTCAGCAAGGCAGATATAGTATCAAGCATTACCTGTGTTGCCATTTTTCACCTCCGTTACGTTTTTTCACTAACCTGTTTCCACGCTTCCTGAATCATACCATCCAAGGCAGCCTGCCACCCTTTTTCCTTGATGACATCATCCACAGATGGTGCTACTGACTTTTTGACACCGTTGCCCATTCCTGTCTGCACTGTTGACTTATTCACAGTTGAGACAACGCCACTACGATAACTCTTAATCTTGTCATACACGTTGTCACAAATCGCCTCTACAATCTTCTTAACATCGTCCTCTGTCTCAACAGGAACATTCGGGTTCACCGCCTCAATTGAGGACAATACCAACATATTGTAGATTTCCCGCTCCACATCGTTGACGAACTCTTTGCCTTTTGAGGCCTCCTCAATAGAAGAATTAATCAGCCCAGCCAAGTAGTTAACAACTTCTTCCTGTTGCTTCGCCGCAGTTAAACGGCTTTGCTCTGCTACCTGTTTCTTAATCTCTTGCAACTCCTGCATTACTTGGCCAAGTGTCTTGGCAACTGGATCGTCAGGGTCAAGCCCTTCAAGATATTCCTCCATTGCGTCCTTCTGCTCTTGTGTCAAGTTTTGGTCGCCTCGTATTAAGGCTTTGATCTGGTCTATCTTATCTGGAGGAATTTCTTTCGCTAACTCCTCAAGATATTCCAATTCTTTGCTTTTTTCCGCTAATTCATTAAGCCTCTGCGTATAATGCTTACTTCGCATATACCCTTTCTTCAACTCCTCAAGAGGGATTTTCTTACCATCTATCTCAACAACAATCTCCTCTTGTGTCTGTTGTTGAGCCTGTTCCTCTTCTTTCTCCTCTTGAGGTTTTGTCTCCTCCTGCTCCTGAGTTTGCTGTTCCCCTTGCAAATCTTTTAAAGCATCGTCCACAATCTTGTTCATCTGTTCTTGCGTAAACTCTTCTTTCATCTAATACCTCCTTGTGTTTGTGCCACTCCCTCAGGCGGGGTTGGTGGCATTTGTTCTGCCATCGCCCTTATATGTTCCATAAAGTGTTGCTCAATCGCAATCTTAGTCATCGGCGGCAACTTCTCAAATTCCATAGTCTCCATATAATCTCTAAACACATCAGCGTGTATCTTATGATTATCGTATTGTTTCACAGGTATATAATCAGCCACCCCATCTATCAACAACTGCAACTCTTCTTTCGCCTTAGTATAATCAGGTGGCATTATGTTCTCGTCAAGTTTCCCAAGAGGTAACAGTTTCTTGGCCTCTTGAGGTGTAAGTATCCCGAACTGCACCAACTTAACGACCATCTCTTGTCTGGCTTGCTTGGATTGTGGCAACCAAGACCCGAACTCAATCTTGATCCTCCACGGCCCACCTAAATCGCTACCTGTAAATCTTCTCACCTCAAGTGCTTTACCTTCTCCCGCAATCCTTAATATCCTTTCTTCTCCATAAAATCTCTTCATCATCTTCAACACAAACTCACACATCGTTGATAACTTATCCTCAAAGGCAGTAAGATACGGCTCCAACTCATCCTCATCTTTCTCCTGCAACAACTGTATCGCATACCCGCTCCGCACATTCGCAGGGACCCGTGCCTTAGTGACGTCGTGGGTCATCGTAATATCTTGCAAATCTTGTTTAATTCTCATCAAATTCTCAAACAAAAATTGCGGTGGCGAACCCGGTTGCATATATCGTGGCTCTCCGCCAACTGGGTTATACATAATAACAGTAGTCTGATCCTCAGTAACTGCCCGCTTAATATTGGCGCCACGAGGTATCAAGAGGTGCCCCGCCTGTGCTTTATACTTATCTATTTTTAATAAAGTATCATTATAATCATCCTGCAACGGTATCATATCCTCTACGACGCCTCGTGAAATATTCCCGAAAAGTAAATCCTGAAAAGTAAATCTAAAATGAGGTAACTCACCAAACGCCTCCTCAGGCAACGCTCCTTCATACAATAATGTCGTCTCAGTCGTAATTATCAACCGCCCATCTGGATATTTAGGTGACGGCCTTTCCCAATATCTATACACCCATACCGCATTCTCAAACTGAGTGTCAATGCCTGAATACGATAATACTTTCTCTAACTGCGACTCAATCCCTTCCCGCCTGATTGTTTTCCCTTTAACTTCTTTATTATACATCGCCCCAACATAGTCAGCATCCATTACTTGCCGCTCTATCACGTATCTATCAAGCGGGTCCCAAATGTAATCGAATGGATTGAAAACTAAAGTCTCAACCTCACCAGCATTCGCCTCAACAATCTCATTATCAACAACTACCTCAGTCTTCGTATCAGGGTTGAAGTATGGCCGAACAATGCATTCTCCATACGTCAACAAATACGCAAACACGTATCGCAACACATTATACATCCCCGCATACTTATCTCTCAGGAAGGGATTGTGTTTGTTAACGTTGAACCACCAATCTTCTAATACTTCTTGCGCAACTGACGACGCCGCAGTATCTCTATCCGAAAAAGTTAACGGCTCTACAACAATGGCCGCCTTGTTTTTCAACATCCTCGACAACAACGATCGCCACTGCGGAAGAATAATATTAGATCGCCTCGTCTTGGCAGCACGGGAATTTTTAATCTCTTGGAAGGCATACGATACAATCTCGTCAAGCGTCCCTTTCATCGCCCCGCCTTTTATCGGCGTGACGGTGACATAGTTATGGCCGAAAAGGTAAAGAAGGTTTTTAGCCCACTGCTTCTCTTTGTTCAGGCGGGCCTTCTTCAATCTCTCCCACTTATCAGTAACTTCTTTCGTCAGGACAACCGTTAATACATCTAACTCCCCCACTCCTCATACCCTTCGGGTCGTTCTTCGTCCTGCTCTTCTACAATATCTTCAACGCCCTGCTCCTGCAACATCTTCATAAGTCTTTCTTTTTCAAAGAGTAAATCTCTCACCAGCTCCTTAAAATATTGTAACTCTTCTCGCAACACTCTGCAAGTCTCACATTCTTGTTTCTTAAAAAACTTCTTCAAAGACATCTTCCTTCAACTCCTCCCATTTAGTTCCACCCGCAAACATTCTCACCTCTTCTTGTATTTGCTTCCACAACTTATTCGTCTTATCCTCCACGACGACATCCACAAACCTTAACCCCCACGCCAACATCATCATCGCATCGGCATGGTCAGGCGACTTAATCCCTTGTTGCCTCAACTTCTCCTTAGAGACAACCATCTTTTTCCCAGCCGCAGAATAGTCATACCACAACATCACCAATTGTTGCCTCGCCTTCTCATCGTCATCCCTGAACTTCCCCTTCTTAATCAAATCAGCAAGGTAAAAATAAGCCTCCGCCCTTAAGTTCAGGATGGTAGGGTTATGCGACTTATTCGACCCAATAAACGGTATCACCTCACCAAGCGACGACTCAACGAAGTCCATAAACGACTCGCCCATCCCCACCGCATCAATAATAATAAGATCGCCTCGTCGACGTATCGTGCTAAGGAATCCTAACACTTGTGTTGCCTTCCTATGTTTTAATGTATATGTCTGTGCACAATACCCCTGCCCCTTACTGTTCAGCCACCCTACTTTAATCACCGTCTCGTCTTCACCAAACCTCGCAAGGTCAACACTAATCACTCTCCTTGAGGCAATCTCAGTATCAACAACTCTGGCCATCCCTTCCCTTACTTCACTCATCGTCGCTAACCTGTCATCAGAGGAGGCGGTATAATCTATATCCAACTCAATCGCAATCTCCCTCTTACTCCGCCTCTTCTTCTCTTCCTCATACCATTCTTCTGTCTTATACGGGTGCAACCTCCAGTGCAACGTTAACACATCAATATACCCGCCCATCCGCAAATCAACAAACTTACCTCGCATATGCACAGGTGGCGTCGACAAGGCAATCCTGCACGGCGTAGAGTCACCACACGCCTGCCATATCATATCGCTGTCTTGCGGTGGGACAAAAGAAAACTCATCAAGGAGAATGGAATTGTATCTGCCCGATCTTGAGAAAGTGCTCGTCGTTGCCTCCCCCACAATGGCATTCACTCCTTGCGGATGTTTAATCAACTTTTCCTTAAAATGTTCCTTCTCTTTAAACATATCCCTAATTTGCAGGTGCGACGTCCTTATCATAAACCGCAACCTCTCAAACAAGGTATCCATATCCCCATACCTATCCACCGCCTCATCTTTCCTCGACCCCACCTTCAAGTGCCACCCGTGAAATAAAAACCCCCAAAGGAAGATGGCTAATATCAACCAAGTCGCACCCATATCACGAGACTTCTCAATCAGTAAATCTTTCTTCTTAACGATATGTTCAATTATCTCAAGGGCAGCCCATTCTTGGAAAGGATATAGTATGAATGGTATCTCTTTCTCTTCGCCTCTCGGATTATACGTCCACAGGAACGCAGAACAAAAGAAATTGAAATCTCGCTTCGCCCTGCTCAGTATCTCCTCAGGGATGGTGGGCAGGGTCATCAACTCTTGCCTTAACCTTAAAAACTGAGCCTTCTTCTTCTCATACTCTCGCCTTATCTCTTCTTTCTCTTTGTCAATCTGCACTCTGGCATTCACTTTTTCCCTTTCCTAAACTCACCCCGCAATATCCTCTTCCCCAACAAGGCAGCCCTCAACAACGACGTATCGTGTTTCTTCTTGGCATCCCTAATCACCTCTTGTATGCACCCAAACGTCATCTTGGAATATCCACGTCGACGACACTCCCTCGTCATCCTACCCGGATGCTTAATCCACCACTTCCCCATATTCCCTCCTCACTGACGCTCTACATCCCTAAATCATCTAACATCTTCTTTATCCTGTTCACCTTCTCAACATCAAAGGCAGGCTTCTCTTCTTTATTCTTGTCCTCTTTCTCCGCCGCCTTCATCTCCCTCATATACTGCAGCACAACCCGCAACGCAACATCAACTTTGCTCTTATCCCCCTCATACCCATCTATATAATTGGTCACAGTATGTATCGCTTCCTCAATTAAGTCAAGGAGGGGCTTCTGGATTTTGTCGCTTAAATTATCCATCAATTTTATTATAACTCTCCTCGTTCCTTATTACAATATTTATCATATATTTTCCCTGCCACCGCACTACAATCTTTAATGTCCTTTATCCATGTAGCAGTAACATCTCTGCAATTAATAATGTTAGTAGTATCACCATTGACTTCCATCAGCCCTATCGTAAATATTTCAGGGACGTAATCTTCAGGGAGAGTGTTGTGTGGTATGTTTTTAACTTCGTCGGGCATTGGTTTATATTTATGGAAGGCCTGTGCATACTTCTTTATATTCTCCTTTCCTGCTTTAACGTAGTTTCGCAACAATTCAAACGCCCCAGATGTCCAAGATATAAACATCTCTTCGTGCAATATCGTTGGCACTGCCCAGAAAAGAACAGAAAGGTCATTTTTATCAATGTAGGAGAAAAATACATATTTGGTATTAGTGTCGCCTTTATCACTGTTAGGCTCTGGCTCACTGGGCTCTGGCTCACTTTCCTCCTCCTCTTCATCCTTTGCCTCATGCTTGCTCCTTATTATCTCAGCAATATCTTTAACAATATCTCCTTCAGTATCTATTTTGTGGATGTTAAGAGTAGTTATAATGTTTTTCTCTTTGTCCACCTGAACTTCTACGTCATACATCCCACCTTTAAGCATTTTTACAATCTGAGTTATTTTGTTTTTGGATACAGATTTGTAGTGCTTTTTAATCATCTCTACCTCCTTTGTTGTGTGGCTATTAGGACTACTATTATGCTTAAACTATAGCATAAGTTCAGTGTAGTGTCAAGCATAAGTTTTAGTGCTGTGGGTGGTATAAAATTGAGTAGAATGAGCACCTATTTTTAGGGTTATTAACTACCCCTGAAATCAGGCTTAGGCATTGTCTTAAAATTAGGATGGTTGAGAACTGAGTTGCTGGGTTTAGCGTTAAGGATAAATTGGATGTGGCGGTTAGGATGAAATTGAGTGTAGCGGTTAGGTATGTTTTAGAGGTAGTTTTAAGGATAAAATTGGGTATGGTAAGTAGGGTAAAATTGGAGGCGGTAAATAGGATAAAATTAGAGGCGGTAAATAAGGCAAAATTGGGCGTGGTAAGGAGGGTAAAATTGGAGGTAGTAAAGGGAATAAAATTGGATATGGTAGTTAGGGTAAAATTGGATGCGGTAATTAGGGTAAAATTAAAGGTAGAGTTGCGGGGGTGAGGCGACCCAAGACCACCCAAAAGACACTCCCCCACCGCCCCAGAACCCCACACCCCTGCGTCGCTGGTCGCCCTAATTTTATCCCCAATATTACCCCTACTTTTCCACGCTTCTGAAACCGCCCTCGTCGCCGCAACCCATTGTCGCACAAGGACATACGTCGTCAGGGTAGGAATATAAGAGATTTGGTTTTCGGCATTGTTACTACTAATACGACTATATTTTTTCTAAATGAAAAAAAAGGGGGGAGAGAGAGAAGAAGAAAAATGGAGAAAAAGAATTCCCCGCCACGCCGAACGCCGAAACGCCGAAAAAGCGAAAAGCGACACCGACAACGCCGAAACGAAGCCGACACCGACAACGCCGAAAAGCCGAAACCAATAAACCGAATGAAGTAAAAGTAAGGTTTGGGTTTTTAAAAACAAGGAGGTGTGCGATGACGATAAAAGTCAAGCGTCAACAAACCAAACCCCGCAACATCCGTGTTGGCAGCGGCTGGGTCAGCAAATCCAAGAAGGCCATCATCATCAGGTTAGCGGATGACACATCCCTGATAATTACCAAGAACAGTCGCAAACGCACGGATCGTTCTCCAGATTATGTCGTATATGCACCAGAAGAAATAGTTGAGGTAGTGGAGGAGTAATTCCTCCCTGCCTCTACAATTTACCAATAAACCTAATGGAATTAAAGCCTCAGGCAGAGGCGATGCCTCCCCGCCCTGCCTGAGGAGGTGATGGAGGGAGGCAAAGAAGGAGGTGTAAGATGAGAGCAAGAATGGTAACTGAGTTAGGGACGGTTACTTTTCATCTCGAACCAGAGAAAAAGAGAGTCTATGGGTCAATTGCCGATTATGACTATGATCGGAAATTGACGACAAAACTTAGAGAAGCAGGGTTTGATATAGAACCTTATGGTGTCTTTAGGCTTGAAGGAGATGGTGAGACCATTGCTCAGAAACTGAATGAGATTATCACCGAAATAAAAGTAATCTCTGCAGAGGAAAAGATAGAAAGGTTGTGTTGGCAAGAGCCAATTTTGTGCATCTTGTCCCGCCACAACGTTGAAATTCAGCAAGATGAGGACGAAGCAGAAGAGGAGGCCTAAGTGCCTCCTCTTTTCTTTTTTTTTTATTCCTTCCTTGCGACGAGCGAGCATGCTCGTGCCCAATAAACCTAACGAGCATAATAAACCGTTAACCCATTTAACCCGTAGTAGGAGCGTAGCGACTAAACCCGTAGTAACTCATTTAACAAAGGAGGTGGTAGTATGAAAAAGTATTGTCCGAAGCGAGGCTGGTTGTTAGGCAAAACCAAGACCATCCACTTCTACCTCGAGCCTGCGAAGTGGGAATGCGGATGGTATTGGGGATTTGGTTATATTGAAGGCTATTACAAAGGTCGGTCTTGGGTATCGCATACCTACAAGACTGACCTATTGCATTACTTTTTTGAATGGAACGGCGTTGGTCCGTATTTGGAGTATACGCCGTTCAGCGAAAAGGAGCAATGGGATTTAGTTGAGCTATTTCGTAGATTTCATATCTACAGAGACCTTGCTGATTTGCTGCATCGAGGATTTACAGGTGTAGTGCGAAGCCAACCCGTAGAGGCAGATATACCTGCTGACCTTGTCAATAAAGTATGGATACCTAAAGTAATTGCCAAGATTTATTGCATCCTTGATCCGCATCCGAAAAGCGAAGAGGAATATATTGAGGAGTTGGTGAAACAAGTGAAGTAATCGTTTAACCAAAGGAGGTATTAGTATGAGAAGCAAAACCAAAATCCGTCGTCCCCTGAGAGAAATTGCCCATCTTGAGAACCACATCCTTGTCCAAGACGCCGCAGGCCAGTATTATCTCAGGCCTGCGATGTGGTGTGGAATAAGGGCCTTCTTGAGGCCAGTGAGCAAGAGAAAAGTATATGCGTGGCTTGGGATGAACGATTGAAGGAGGTGAGAGCATGCGAACGTTTATTCTGAAAGAGCAAGGCGAGCCGTATAGCACAAAACAGATTCATACGCCACAGGATGCCTATGAGATGCTTCGTCCTATTTACGACACCTTGGATGACGGACAGGAGCATTTCGTAGTCTTGTTTTTGAACTCGAAGAATCAACCAATATATTGGAAAAACATATTTTCAGGAGGCAAGAATGCCACTTACGTTGATGTTGCCATAGTGTTGCGTTCGGCCCTGTTATGCGGTGCAACTGCGATACTGCTTTCGCACAATCATCCAAGCGGTGATATGCAACCCAGTGAAGATGATATTGAGATAACTCGTAAAATCAAGAAAGCGTGCGAACTAATAGACATCACCCTTGTGGATCACATCATCGTTGGGAATGGGTTTTATTCGATGAAAGAGAATGAGGATGTGTAGAGAGGTCAAGATAAACCAAGGAGGTGTAAAATGAGCATGAGAGAAGCAATTGCGAAACATATCGATGAAGCATGGAATTTCTTAAAACTATACTTCTATGTAGAGATATCGCTGAGTAATTTTGCAGAAATAATATGGCGTTCCTTGGAAGCCAGAAGGCCAATGCTTGATTATCTTGGCCTCTGGAATCCTGAACTGCGGATTGAGTTTGAGCCAGTGGTCGTGCCGCCTGACCACTGGATTGAGGCGATGGGAAGGATCTGTAAGCAATATCTCGGCAAAGAATATTCCCGAGAGGAGCTCATCCTTGGAAGAGAAGCCAATGGAGCGAAGATTTGGAAGAAGCTGCGGAGGAAACTGCCGCAGCCTATGTTTGATTTATTGCTAAGGAAAATGCAGGTGCATAGCAAAAAGAATGATAACGTGCGGCACTATCTGTCTGCGAGGCCGATTGATATACTGGCTGCTGGGATGTTTGACTGGAATGTTGCAACGAGTTGTTTTAGGCCTGATGGAGAATATAAGTATGCACCACACGTTATTCTGCAAGCCGGAAATACTTTGATTGCCTACGGCCTTGAAGGAGAAGATAAGAAGCCGTGGGATAAAGTATGGCGAACGTGGGTTTTCTTCAAGAATGCGAATGAATTTTATATCGGTCGCAAGTATGGTAGAGTTGATGATGCCATACTGCGAGGATTAAGGAGGTATATTGAGATGAGGATTGATAATGCTGTCCTTGGAAGGAATAGGTTTTGGAGAATCCAATATGATAAAAATGTTGATTACTGGATTACAGAGGGCACTCTTTTTGAAAGAGTATATTATGATAATGCCTCGCAGGTGATATATACTCAGGAAGCAATCGATCAACAAATCTGGAAGAGGAATTTACATTCCTTTGAACCGCTGGTGGTAGAAGCTGATGCACGTTGTGAACGTTGCGGTATAGCCTTAACAGAAGATGAGGTTTACTATGGCCCAGATGATTATCCGTATTGCGAATCTTGCTGGGACGAGTTGTTCACGTTTTGTTGTCATTGCGACTACACTGGGCTACGTGAGGATATGATAGAAGGCCCTGATGGTTATTTGTATTGTGAAAATTGTGCGAATGAATTGTTTGATGAGTGTGAAGATTGCGGAGATACTGTTTGGCGTGAGCAGATGTATTACATTGATGATGGAGATTATTATGTGTGCGAAGATTGTTTTGAACGTAACTACATTGTTTGTGAGAAATGCAATCAATCCTTCTATAAAGATAATGTGGAACGAATAGGCAATTCGTATTATTGCTCCGATTGTGCGGAGGAAATTAGGGAAGAAATGGAAATAGTAGAACTGGAGGAGGTGACAAATGAATAAAGAACTAATTAAGTATCTTACCCTTGATAAAGAAGGAGTAATCGTTGAAGTCACAAATTATTTGCAAGTGAAGCCACGCATGACTCATCGGCGAACTGCGTGGTATTACCATCTTGGTAATATTCCTGCAGTGCTTGTGGCTCACATTGATACGGTGAGAGAAAATGATAGAATTAAGGTTCGCCAGCGACGGAATAAAATTTATGCGGAGAAGTGCATCCTTGGAGCAGACGATCGTGCTGGCGTCCTGATGGCAACGTTGCTGGCGAAAGAGTTGGGTATTGATTTATTGCTGACTGATTTTGAGGAAACTGGTGGCATTGGTGCATGGGATGCTGCGAGAGAATTTGAAGAAGAATTGCGAGAGAAGAATATCTTCATTGAGTTTGATCGTGCTGGATTTAAAAATTACGTCCAGTATTCTGATACCGACAAGGATGATAAGATTGAGAAATTGATGCAGCGGTTCGGTATCAAGAAAGAGTATGGCTCCTATTCTGATGTTGCTACGTTGTCGGATAGAATAGGTGTAGGCCACGTTAATCTATCGGTGGCTTATTATCACCAGCATTCGCCAAGAGAATACGTCGATGTTAAACAATTTCAGGAATTGTTCAAAGCATACAAAAAGTTGGTGCCTGAACTGGCAAAGATTAAGACAAGAGTTTACTTCCCTGCATTTGATCCTGACTTTGATTATTATAGCCAGTTCCACTGTCCGTATTGCGGCGAAAAATTAAGCACATCGTTTCAACTTCGTGGTAGGTATGTGTATCAGTGCGATTATTGCGGGTGTATTATTGATGAGGTGTTGTTGATAAATGAGGAGGTGGTATATTGAAAGACGCAGCCAAAATCATATTTATGTTTTTCTTATGGACGTTGTATGTATTGATAGTGTATGGGATGATGGTTGGATATTGAACAAGGAGGTGGATATGTCAATAAGAGCACATTTAGTTACCAAGATTGAATACACTGGCCCTGTATTTAACTTGTGGCACGATGAGAACTTTGTTAATTTTCTGGATAAGAAAGGACTTTTACATCAGTTAAACGAAGATCTATGTGGATTCTTGGAAATTAGTAGAGATACTATTCTGGAATACATTGAACAGGTAAATGGCCAAGAAGAAAAAGATGAACGAGATGGAGAATTAGTTACAGAGTTTAAGCAATTGTTGGAACAATATCCAGATAAAGATTATTTCTTGTTCTATTGCTTCTAAAGAAACAAAGCCCGCTGGTGTCGTGCCAGCGGGTTTTTTTATGCCTCACGATGTATTTATTCGAGCACCTACGTTCGCCCGCCGAAAGGAAGGAAATAAAATATATTCATACAGGCGAGCACCTACGTTCGCCCGCCGAAGTCCTATACAAAAATACTTATTATGTCTATCTTGTTTATTCAAAAATAACTTGACAACTTTGGCATTTTTTACCATAATATTGGTGTTATGAAAAATGAAAAGTTTTATCTCTGGCTAACTAAACAACTTGCAAATCGCAATTTAACCTTCCGACAATTCCACCAACTCTGGTATAAGTATCACCAGATTGACTACTCGTCTTGGTTAAAGAGAATTAAGAATGGCTACATACCTGCGGAGTGGCTGCACCTGTTCGCAGTCCTGTTAGGGGTTAGAGTTGAGAGGGTGCTCAGGGCTGTCTTGAAAGATATAAGGGGGAGGTAATGGGAATACTTGACATTGTCAGGGGCGTCGTTGGTGATGAGTTATGGGCAAAGGCTAAACCGCAAGGGAAGCATATACTACTGCCCTGCCCTGAGTGTATGCAGGCAGGTGGTGATAGTAAAGGAGACAACCTTGTTGTAACGCCTGAGAAAGGCGTTGCCAAATGTTTTGCTTGTGGATATACCATAACGACACGACATAACACCCTTCTGTTTAAATCCCGCCGTGCCTTGATGGAGAGTGCTGCGGTGCTGGCGTATCTGGAGGATAGGAAAGTTAAAGAGGCTGCGATAAAGAGTGGCGTTGTTGGGGCATTTACGGAAGAGATTGCACAACATTTCGGGATGAAGTATGAGCCTGCGGTGGTGTTCTGGTTGACAGATGGGATTAAGATAAGAAGGTTTACAGGTGAGCCGAAATACTTAATGTCGCCATCCTGCAGGGGACAATTTGAGATTTACAATAATGCTACAGAGTGGATAGTCTGTGAAGGTGAGATTGACGCACTTACGTTGTTCAGCGTATTCGGGCCGCAGTTTAACTACATTGCCACTGGCGGTGCGAGTAAACAGTTGCTCCTCCCTGAGACAGTGAAGGTAGTTTACTACTTCCCTGATAACGACCAAGCAGGCGAAGGTGCCATTACTAAATTATTAGAGCAAGTATCTCTCCGTGTCGTCAGGGTCCCTTCCCTGTATAAAGATGTGAATGAGTGGGCACAGAAGGATACGGTGTTTAAGGCTAACTTGATTGAGGCATTTAAGAATTACGAAAGTGTGCTGCGGCCACCTGAGATGATTGCCAGCAAGGTTGAGGAGATGCTGGAGCGAAGTAAAGAGAAGTCAAGGACGAGGAATAGGAAAGTGGCTGACTACCTGTTGAGCGAGATGTTGTTGCGGGGGAAGTTTATACTCAGCGAGGATGGGGTGTTGTTATACTTCTACACACCGACGAGGAGGCTCTACCCTGTGCATACTAAAAACTCTGACTTTCAGGCACTGATTACGCAGTTCGGGATTTATTCAAATGAGCAGGCCTTTACTTATACCGTTGATATGATACAGTCCAAAGTTAAGATGGACACCTTATATTCAAAGACTAAGATTTATCACAATGCGTGGTTCTCGTGGGATAAGAAAGAGTTATACATTGACCTGCACGAAGGAGAGTATCTTGTGCTGGACGGAGACAAAGTTAAGGTTAAAGAATACGGTGATGATGAGGATGTGTTATTCTGGGGATGGGGTGAGAGGCGAACGTATGAGCAGGTAAACGAAGATTATTTGATGAGATTTTTGGAGATGTTCCATATTAAGTATGAGGTGCAGAGGAAAATATTGTATGCGTGGATAATGGGCGTCGTGTTTAATGGGTTATTTTACTCCAAGCCCATCCTTGTCCTTGAGTCAGTGGCTGGGTCAGGGAAGTCAACCCTTGCCAAGATGATAGGTAAAGTTTTGATAAATGAGGATTTTGATGTTAGTGCCGTTCCTGAGAACTCGGATAACTTCATGGCCATTGTTTCTAAAAATTCGCTTATCGTCTTTGACAACGTTGAGAGGGTGGGGCGTGAGATGTTGGACTTCATTGCGATGGCCTCCACAGGGGCAACGTTCCAGAAGAGGAAGTTATACCACGAGTTTGAAACAGTGAAGGCACGGTCAGTGGCGTGGATTTGTTTTACGATGATGAACAATACATTGCGGAGGAAAGATATTGTTGAGCGGTCGGTGTTCGTTAATTTGGAGAGGTTGAAAAAATTTTTGCCAATGAGGACAATCTTTGAGAAAGTCTCCCCTGAGAAGATATGGGGTTCAATTATAAATACTGCCCAAGAGATATTAAGGTATATCAGGACAAAAGGATTTGAGCCTTCAAATGAGATTACGTCCAAGATAAGGATGTCCGACTTTGCCGTCTTCCTTGATATTATCTGTCAGGTGAAAGGATGGGATATTGAGGAGATTGCCAGTTGGTGGCTTAAAACCTCAGCCATTTACTCTCTTGCCGATAGTGTCTATCTCACCGTTTTGTTGCAGGCCCTTGATGAGAAGGCGATGTGGGATAGATACTGGAAGGCCTCACAAATCCTTGAGGCAATGCACGACGTTGCACGGAGCAGTAGCGATATTACCAAGACAGAGAAGGAGATAATACTTGCCCTGAAACCTAAATCATTCTGGTCTTGGCTTGAGAATCAGATTGAGAATTTAAGGATGGTTGGGTATGACGTTGATGTGATGACAGAGTATACCAAGAAGGCCAAGAAGGTTAAGTTTACCAAGACAGAGGATGCTGTTGAAGATTTGTTGTTAATCGGTGAGATAAGCAAGGAGGAGAGCAATGTCCAAGACGACGCCCCATTTTGAGGAGTTAAGGAAAAAGTATGCGGAGTTCTGGAATAAGTATTACTATTTCCGCAAGTCAATGGTATGGTTCTTATACCACCTTGATAGATTAGATGAGAAGAAGCAGGACTTCCTTGAGAAAGTATATAAGCCATTGTGGGAACTTTACAACACCCTTCCTTATACTATTCAAGAGGACCTTGACCCTTTAATGTTTGTTGCGAATGCCTTCACGAATGCCATTGAGGATCCAATTAAAGAAGAGTTGCAAGATACAGAATCGTGGATTACGTTGTGCCAGATTGCCGAGAGAAAAGCAAAGGAGCAAGAAAATGAGCGTCTCACTCTACCCACATCAAAAGAAAGCAATTGAGATACTCAGACAACACCCCCGTTTCGGCTTGTTTATGGAGATGGGAATGGGCAAAACGCTTACAATGTTAGCCCTCATCAAGGAGAAACAATGGCGTGCCCTTGTTGTTTGTCCCCTGTCTATCATCGTTGATGCTTGGCAGAGGGATTGTGAGTTGGTGGGGTTAAGGTTTGTGAATTTGTGGGAGGTGTTGAACAAGAGAGAAAGCGTGCCGACAGATGGGGATGTGTATGCGATTAACTATGATAGGATAAACAAGGAGAAAAGTTGGCTGGTTAAGTTAGGGTGTGATTGTCTCATCTTTGATGAGAGCACCTACATCAAAAACCCAAAAGCAAAACGAACCAAGACTGCCATCTTCCTTGCAGACAATTATCCTAATGTTTACGTCCTTACAGGGAACCCAGCCCCTAATTCTCTGCTGGACCTGTGGGCACAAATGCGATGTATCTCACCTGCCTGTCTGGGCAATAACTTCTATGCGTTCAGAAATAGGTTCTTTTACCCTACAGGGTATCAGGGATATGAGTGGAAGATAACCGATAAGATGGCTAAATATATCCTTGATAGAGTTAAACATTATGCCATCTTTATGCGTAAAGACGAATGGCTGGACCTCCCTGAGAAAACCTTTATCACCCGCTCAGTTATGCCTGACAAAGAGATGATTGAGCGTTACGAGAGAATGCGTAAATACCAAATCGCCGAGTTGGGCGATGACCTCGTAATCTCACGAACACAAGCCGTTAAGATACTGAGGCTCCGTGAAATCACAAGCGGGTTCATTCAGGAAGGCGAACAGGTGGAGTGGTTCTCCGAAGCAAAGATTAAGGAAGTTAAACACCTACTTGAGGAGATACAGGGACAAGTCTTAATATGGACCAACTTCAGGGCAGAGGCGATGCGGTTAGGTGAGGAGTTAGGCTATGAGCCTATCCTTGGCGGAATGTCGGAGAAGAATAAACAAAGGTTGATTGAGCAATTTAAGTCAGGCAAGGATAGAGTTCTCATTGCCAACATCGGCACAATCTCTCACGGTATTACATTAACGAACTGCCACGATGTGATTTACTACTCCCTCACCTACTCCCTTGACCAATTCCTACAATCGCAAGACCGTGTTCACCGTGTCGGACAACGCAACCCTGTGACTTATTATCTTCTCATCGTTCCGAAGACAATCGATATTGTGGTGTGGAAAGCCTTAAACTCAAAGGCAACCTTGCAAGAGATGTGCATTAAAGCACTGCAAATTAGCCCTAAAAATGCTTGACAAGTGCTATCATAATGATGTAGAATAGAGGCAACAAGGAGGTGTTGGGATGAAGAGAATAAATACTATAAGAGAACTCATCCAAGCGACAATCGATACTGTGTCAACGGAGGATGAACTACCCGTTGATTTTCTTGAAGCGACAAGGGATGAACTTGAGTCTACTTTGCCTGTTTTGCTTTTCTCTTTGAAGTTAGAAGGAGAGGATAATTCTCACATTGCAGCCTTTCAGATAGGCATAATAATGACAATCCTTTTCTTGAGAGAAGAGTTTGGTGAAGATTTCTTAAAAGAGTTAAGGAGTGATTATGACAGAGAAGACCTTCCAATCTAAATGCATAAAGTGGGTTAAGTCACAGGGGTGCTTCTATTGGAAATTTCAAGATAAGTTCAGCGGTGGCTTCCCTGACTTAATGATTGCCAAGAATGGGAAGGTAGTATTCGTGGAGTTAAAACGCAAAGGCAACAAGCCTACCCCCCTGCAAAATGCAGTAATGGAGCAAATGAGGAAGGCTGGATTGTCTGTTTACTGGACAGACGACTTTGAGGAGTTCAAGGATATCGTAACAAAGGAGGTGTTGGGATGAAGTTGTTGGGAACGACGTTCAGTCCATCAATGCTCAAGCGAGGCGTGGCACGAGTATTTGAGGTGACAGAGGAGGCATTTTGCCTCGCTGTGGGGGACAATTTTGTGTCAGTTGTGAGCCACGAAAATACGGCTCGCATTCTGACCAAGCGATTGGGCAAGACGGTGCAGTTTAACAGAGTTAATGTTGAGTTGCGACCGGGCGACGTTTTGTTTTGTGCAATCCCGCAAATCAGATTTGATGTAGCACGGGAATACACAGATGAGGAGATTGCCACCGCACCGTTTAGGTTTTTTGTGGTTGAAGTGAATGAGAAGTAAAGGAGGTGAAAGATGGAGTTAGTGGACAAGATTAAGAAGTTGACTGAGTTGAAGCAGGAAAGGGAAGAAAAGAAACAGGAACTACAGGAGCTTGAGAATTTAATCCGTTCCCTTGAAGAAGAAATCAACGCAGCAATGCTGGAGCAAGGCATAAGCAATCTCAAAATAGACGGCATTGGCACTGCCTACGTTGCGAGCAGGCTATACGCCTCAGTGCGTAAAGCAGACGTTGATAGGGCAGTAGAGTGGCTGAAAGAAATAGGGATCGGTGATATATCAACCCGAACCATAAATACATCAACTCTGTCGGCTATTGTCAAAGATTTACTGGACGAGGGCAAGCCAATCCCTGACTTTGTGAATTATTACGTTAAGAACACCGTAAACATAAGGAGGTGAAGTATGGCAGAGAAGAAGGAACTCAAGAAGGTGGACAGTCAGCAACTCGCAATGGTATGGACACCGGGCGAAGGGTTTGAAGACTTCTCGGAAGAGGAGCGTGCGTATCCCCGCATTGCCATCGCACAGGGACTGTCGAGTGCCGTTGCCTCAGGAAAGGTGAAACTGGGGCACTGGTATAACACATTGACAGAGGATGACTTAGGGGAGGAACTTACCTTCGCAGTGATTAAGGCATTCCATCAAAGAATATACCTCTCCCAAGAGGAAGGGCTGGTATGCCGTTCCCTTGATAGCAAAGTCTCCGTTGACGGTATGCCCTGTGCTACCTGCCCGCATTCCAAATGGTCAGAGGAGAAGGATGCCAAAGGCACAAGCAGACGAATGCCACCCGCTTGTGCGTTAGTCTATTCATACGTTATCGTCCTGAAGCAAGGCGATGGCGTTGACCCAGTGCCCTACCTTCTCTCGCTTATGCGAACAGGGGCACGGGCAGGGCGGAAACTCAACCAAGCCCTGCAATACTTAGTCACAAGAGGCGAGCCTATCTTTGCTCGCTGGATTGTAGCAAGGACCAAGCAAGAGACGAAGGGAAAGAATTCATACTTTGTCCCTGAGATAGTATTGAACGGCAAAGTAGATGAGCAGTTGCTCGAAGGTTTTAGGGCAATGCGACGTGCGATAATGAATCTCAGGGTTGATGTGGACGTTAACCAAGAAGAGATTGCAGATACACAGGAACCGTTTTAAAGGAGGGATGTGATGATAAAGATAAATAAAGAAAGATTAGAGAAAGAAATCCTAAGTTTGGTAAGAACCACTATGTTAATGGCTCCTATGATGATGCTATGCAGTGGCGGGGATGATAAAGAAAAGACAGTTCAAAAAATGGATGCTGTAGCAAAAACAGTTACAGACGATATTATGGACAAAATACTTAAAGAAATAAAAAAAGCAGAGCAAAAGTAAATATCCCCTAAGGCGGGCGGGGCCCCCTCTTCACGTGCCCTCCCCTTGCCTCGCTCGCCTTGCACCCCTTAACACAGGAGGTAGGTATGAAGAAGAAAAGAATTGGCATTACAATAAGGCTGACGCCTGAAGAATATAAAAAGATAAAACGCAAAGCCCAGCAATGCGGGTTGTCTATATCCTCATATTTCAGGTTTGTAGGATTAAAGGAGGTGGGGAGATGAATAAATACAAAGCAAAGTGTTCGTTTTGTGGGCACGAGATAGAGATTGAGACGATGGGTAAAATCTTCAAGGCGCCTCGATGTCCAAAATGTCGTGGGTTTATGAGGATTGTAGCGGAGGAGTATAAGCCTGAGGAAAGGGAGGTGGAGTAATGAAAAGAGATGACTTTCAGATAAGTTTAAATTATGAAGAAGCTAAAGCGGTAGTGCAGAGTTTGGATTATCTGAACAACCAATTAAGGGTTTTAGTGTTTTTCTTTGAAACTAAAGGAAATAAGTTTTTGAGAAGGTTAAATTATTATATAACCTTACGGAATAAAATAGTTAGCGCATTGAATGAGTTAAATACAGTTGATACTGAAGCATAATTTTAAAAAACGGACACATCATTTTGCCAGATAAATTAGAAGAGGAGGTAAAGTAATGAATATCCACGACTATTTACAAGGTTGCCTTCGCACTTGGGATGGCGAGAATCGTCTCACCCGTGCCGTGCTTGGCCTTGTTGGTGAGGCAGGCGAGGTAGCAGAGAAGTATAAGAAGTATCTGCGTGGGGACTATAACGATACAGGGTGGAGGCTGTCAGATGATATGCATGCTCAGGCATATTACGGATTCAAATACTCAGTTAAGAAGGAACTCGGCGATGTGATTTACTACTGGGCAGTGCTCTGTTATGAACTTGGCCTCGATCCTGCGGAGGTGATGGAGGATAACTTGAAGAAGTTAGCGGATAGGCAGGCAAGAGGGAAGATAAAGGGGGATGGGGATGAGAGATAAAAGGAGGTGCAAGATGATAGTCAAAATAGATGGATGTGAGTATGAAGTTCCTTCTTGGACAAAAGCAATAGTAGAAGATATGCAAGGTCGATACTTTTGTTTAGATTCTATTCCCAAATCTATGTATGAGCAATCTTTGTGTCCTTTATTCCCTCCGCAGAGAATATATAAGAGGATAGTGATGATAGTGGATGAGAATAAGAAGATGTGCGGTGATGGAGATATTGTTCAGATGGAGACGGAGATAAAAGGAGGTTTAAGATGAAGAAAAAATATGAATTTACAGGGGAAACAACGATGTTTCGTGGAAGAGTTTTACATCGTATTAGAGCTTTGCGAGATTTTGGGGAAGTTAAGAAAGGCGATTTAGGTGGATGGATAGAGAAGCAAAAAAACTTGTCACATAAAGGAAATTGTTGGGTTTATGATGAAGCGATTGTTTGCGATAGAGCTGAAGTTAGCGGCAATGCTAAAGTTTATGACAATGCTGAAGTTTACGATAAAGCATTGGTTTATGGCAATGCTCAAGTTTTTGGTAATGCACAAGTCTATGATATAGCTAAAATTTATGACAATGCTCAAGTTTATTGCGATGCTTGGATTCATGATGGAGCTACAATTTGTGGTGACGCACAAGTTTTCGGAAAGGCTCGAGTTTATGATAATGCTATGATTTTTGATAAAGCAGAAGTTTATGGTTCTTCTTATATTTTTGGCAACGCAAAAGTTTTTGGAAATGCTCGAGTTTATGGTGACGCTTGTATCTACGGTAATGCAGAAATTCATGGAAATGCTCGAGTTTATGGTGAAGCATGGGTGCAATATAGCGAACTAACTAAAGATATTAGAGAAGACTTGATTCAATACATTGCTTGCTCTTTAGGTATATATCCAGCCCAAGGAAAGTATGTTTTGTATAAGAAGGTTTATAAAATAGCGAAAGGAAAATATACTTCTTTATCTGACCCTGATATTATATATAAAGACGGGAAGACAACAGAAGTTAGAGATTATGACCCAAATTTCGAAACAAGTTGTTCTGCTGGGATCCATTGTTCTACTCCATTTTATTGGAAAAAAGGAGACACATTGATAGCAGTAGAAGTAAAAGTAGAGGATGTTATTACGTGTATGGCAGGCAAAGTAAGAGCAAAGAAAGTGAAAGTGTTAGAAGAAGTGGGAAGATGAAAGGCAAAAAGAGGTTATTATGGTTACAAAAAATTTCTTTACAGAAGATAAACTTAAGCAGTTATGGAAAATGACAGAAGAAATTAGAATATGGAAGAATGAAGTATATTATAATGAAAATGATACTTTTTCTTGCTATTTTGTCCCTGCTTCTAATATAGAAGTTTTTTACTATGCAATTAAAGAATTTAGTCCACCTGGAAATTTAGATGTTTTCATTTTAGAAAGAGAAATGAAAGAAGAAAAACATCCAGATTTTTTTGGATATCTACCTTTTCCTGTATTTGCAGTAAAAGCCATTGTAGGAATCAATGTCTACGAAAAATACATTCCTTTTGTTATTGATTGTTTGTTAGAAGGTAGATTTTTTGGTAAGTGGTCTTTGAAGTATTGCTTGGAAATATTGTATTCATTTTTCTGGAACTTTAATTCATTTGAAGAGAATAACTTTTTTGTAGAGTATGAACCAAAAATAGAGGAAGATGGAGTAAAAGAAATAGAAGCAACTGGGGGGTTTTATTGGTTGCCAAGAAACTTACGAGAAAAGGAAAGATTTTTTAATCTCTTAAGGAAAACAGGACAATTAAGTTTTACAGATAAGTATTGGCATTGGACAAGTAAGGAATAAAAGGAGAGGAAATATGCTTTTTATTGGAATCATTATTGGAATAATAATCGGACTAATATGCGGTATTGTTATTGTTCTTCTTGACATTAAGAAGGCATTTGATGATATTTGGGGGTGGTAATGAAAGATAATCCCCGTATCCTCGCAGAGCAACATTGGCAATGGCTTGAAGGTCTGCTTTCTGCGATGGGGGAAGATACATTTTCAAGAGAAGTCTTGCGTTACATCTACATCACTGCATTCATTCACGGATGGAAGCACGCAAAGGAAGAAGAAAGCCCCGCCAATTAGGCGGGGTTCAGCGTTGATTAGTATTGGCTCAACGCTTGCCTCTGCAGACAACTACCTTTGGTAGTTGCAATTCTATTATATCACTAAAAACCTCCGCCTTACGAGGCGGAGGGGCCTACTCCATAATGGAGTAGGGGGAATCTTAATCAGCCCACACGGGCGAACCTTACCCCAGAGGAGTAAGGGGGATCACTCAATTAACTCATCCACACTAACCACAACCCCATCGAAGTTAACCGCCTCCCTGCTCCCATCAGGGCGGACAATAATGCTCCCTGCGGGTGCGATAATCAGCCTACTTGAGTTCTTCAATGTCACGTATCTGTGCCCGCACCCGCTTAAGGCTATAATACAAAGCAGTAAGCCTATCCTCATCCCCATCTTGGTAAGCCTCTTTAATCCTTTCACGGAGTATTCGCTCCTTCCTTTTGAGCCTTAATAGCGTGTTGCCTGTGTTAAAGAAATCCATAACCCTATCAACCAGCCTTAAAACAGTTGCGATAATCTCCGTCATTGCCTCCTCCGCTATACGAACTTTAGCGATACCATCTTCTTATCGTGCTTGGTCAACGATTCTTGGCTTGCACGGGAAGATACAGGAACGTCGATGTTCTCATTAACTGTATCCATCCACCCTCCCAAAACTATCTTGCCATACTTGCTATACTCTCCATTGCTCATTATCCATAGATACTCTTCCTTCTGTGAAACTGTCTGACTGAAAGAATACTTAAACACTCCCGTCCCTGCCACTTCAGAGCAAGACGCCCCATCTACAACCTTTGCATTATCCGACAACCTATACACATCAATCGTTACCGTATCGCCTGTATTGAATGTGCCTAAAATGTATGTTGATTCCGATTTAGCATACCTCATAACAACACCTCTTGGTCGATGTTGATACTTTCTTTCTTAAGAACTACTGGAAAATCAATCAGTTTCTTGGTCAATTCAATCTTTGCCTCATACTTTTGATACCCTTGCTTTGTGACAACAAGAGTATGAGGAGTTGATGGATACTCAACGCAGTTGTTATTATCATCAAGAGTGTAATATCCCCAGTTAAGAACTTGAACTGGTGTCCTTCCTAATTCATCTGTTGTTTCAGAATAAACAATATTTCCATTATTATCTTTTAGAATAACTTGTGCATTTGATATAGGATTATTCCGCTCATCTTGAACTCTAACATTGAAAGAGTATTGTCTCCAAAGTTTAAAATCCCCTATTAAACTACCTTCAAGAATATTTCCACTCCAGTCAACATCCCAGTCAATAGCAAAAGATTCGTTTCTGGCA